GGTGTGTCGCCTGCACCTTTTTTAGCGTAATATATATCTCCGTCATTGGTTACTATGTTTGAACCATAAAACCATTCTTTATTTCCATTTACATCTGTTTTTACTACACAGATGTTATTTTTTGGGTCTAGTTTAGTTTGATTTTTTCCGAACATTATGTTTTATCTTAAACTATTGTGCTATTTAAAGATTACGAACTGTTGCTCTCATTTTTGGTCAAAGTAGTGGTTTCTGAGAGTGTTGATACGTCTGTTCCTAAAGATGAGCCATATTCAAACATATCTAGATCATGCTCACCACAATCTATAATAGTCACAGCCTCTGGAAACCTCCATTCTATTGATTTTACCAACTGATCAGTTGTATCTGCTCCATCAAACTTCATAACAGGATTACTTAGTGTAATAATATGATTTTCTCTTAAACTGTTTAATAAATACGGTACTTCTACTCTATATCTATTTGTTGTTTCAGCTAAAATGTTTTTTATTTTGCCTCCATAAGACTTAAAATCTGCTCTATGGGTAAGTTGAGGTATAAAAAATCTTTTACTGTTTCTACCACTGGCAGTTATAGAGCTTGTTTTGTTTGTAGTATAATATAAAACATCATCTGTAGCACCTGTTACTTTTTCATAATGGTATTTTGCAATTACACCAGATGGATCAGGATTACTACCATGAGTAAATGTAATTTTTTTTGAATCCATATCAATTTTATAATCAGTTAATACAGTACCTGATCCATTTACAAGTATTAAATTATCTGCTATATGATCCAGTGTTATTACAGTTCCATTGGATATTGCATTTCCACTGTTTAAAGTCTGTTCTTTGTACTGTAACTGTAATCTACCGACAAATTCAAAATCATTTTTTACTTTTACTGAATTTTTACCTCTTTCTGTTATGATAAAATTATTATGTTCAAATGTATAATTTTTTGTACCAGATGCAACTTTTCCTGTTGGAATACCGTCATCTTTTTCATATACCAATATTTTTGTAGGTAATGTGAAAAAATGTTTTGAATCCATGACAGATAACATATCCAATGTAGTTAAAAATGAACCTGTAGCAGTGTATTTACCGTCTAAATCAGATCTTTGACCATCAGAAAATGCTCTTAACCATGTAAAATTAGGATCTGAATGATATAATATAGTTTGTAATACATCTGTAATATACTGTCCTTCATCAAATATGTTTTTTTGATGTGTAGCTGGCTCATTTGTAGATGCACTGCTAGTAGAACCCCCAATAAGTACAGATGAAAGTTTTGTATTGAGTATAAATTTAGTTAATCCCTTACATAAAAGTATTTTATTATCAAAACTATCCCTAATTTTTTCAACTTTTCCTATAAATTTTAATGTCATTGGCTGTGGAGCAACACTAATTAATTTATGACTGTCACCCTCACTCAAATAACCTCCAGTGTATATTCTAACCTGATGTAATATTCCATCAAAATCCATTGCCTGTGTTCTGTCTGTTCCGAAATACAAGTTTGCTGTTGTTCTTGTTGAATTTACTGCAACAGTTTGAACACAGTTAGTTCCATCTGTAACATTATCAAGTAATAATTTAACTTTATTATCATCATCTCTATAAAATCTAATGAATCTAGCTGTAGTATGATATATACCTCCAAAATCTACTGGTAAAGATGCATCACCTGTAAATGTGGTAGAATCTAGTTTTGCATAAATAACCCATCTGAAATTAGGAGCACCCAAATACTTTATGCCTATTTCAACTCCGTTTGTACCGTCATGTTTACTAAACAACATTTGTGTTGTATTACTACTACCGTTGAAATGTGAACTAGGATTACTACTTTCCATCGTGAATGCTATGTTTATGTCAAACTGTTTTGTGAAATCCAGTTCAGTATTATCTGATATCGTTATTTCTTCACCAGCGGCATCAAACTGTAACGCATAATTAGCTCCAAACTTTCTGATATTAGTACCAGTATTAGGATATCTATAGTCTGCATTACCTGTACCGTTAAGATTGTTACCTGATTCATCCTTACAGCTTCCTTGGAAATTCCAAATTCCAGTCAGAAATGTTGTATCAACTTCGTCCTGCATGTAACTGACTGTGTCATTTTCTTCAATGTCATGTTTTGCAGAAACTGTTATGGTTGCATGATCTACTGATCTTTTACCTTCACGTTTTACAACTGATTTTATTATCTGTGCTATATCCTGTGTACCGTCAGATTTGTCAACTATTAATTTTACTTTGTTAGACAATTAATCACCTAATCTGTAGATTTAGTTCTTATATAACTTTCAGAACCCAAACCATTTGCGTTTTTAGCGGCTATTTTAAAATCGTATGTTGTACCAGAAGATAAACCACTTAACACTATTGCCTGACTAGAACCACTTACAACATTTAATACCCATTCGCCTCCAGCAACTCTGTAATAAAGCACATGATTTGTCAACGCACTTCCTCCATTTTTACTAGATAAAGTCCATGTAATATACATTGTTGTATCTTTATTTTGACCACTTGCATTACCTTGAGAAACACTAAAGTTTCTAGGTACTGATGGCGTATTACCGTTATAACTTGAAATTACATTACCCTCTATGAAATCCATTTTAGCTCTTAATGTTACTGGTTCATTACCACTTGTATCAAATGACAAGTTTCTTATGTAACCCTTTCTCACTGACTCATTGGAAGTCATACCATTTATCTGTTCTGAAAACTTATCACCTCCATGAGCACCATTTTCAACAATTACAAAGTCAAAACTATGATCTATTCCAGTTCCAACAAAACCTTCATCACTATTAGTAAACCATTTCAACTGTTCCATTACAGTCTTAGAATCTCCAGAATATAAATTACTGACACTTGGATTTGTAGATCCTATGTTAGATGACTCTTCCTTTAATATCCATGAAAGATTGACAGTATTAGTATTACCAGTTATCTTAACCAATATGTTTTCATCACCGCCTTCTTCTGGTAGAGGTGAAGGACTTATAGGTGAATTGAATTGGAATGATATTGAATCAAGTACAGATATAACATAAACCATTATTATTGCACTGCTGTCACCTGAATATTTTCTTAACCAGAATTCCATTATTGTTGGTATCTCCTATTATATTTTTCAACTTCCCCTACTATTGTTTTCTCAAGTTCTCTTTCAGCTATAACAGATCCTTCTACAACCACGTTAACAGTTAAACCAGCACTATTTCCATATCTTGTATCTCTGTCATTTGCATTACCACCTAGGTTTGACTGACCCATAACTGGTTGAACATCTGCACCCATTTTCTTATACCAGTCAGCACCAGCCTTATTCAAAGGTATATTTTGACCTACACCAGCTATATTATAACCCCTAACTTCATCAGCCCTATCACCAAATATTTCAGTTCTTTTACTTTGCCAGTTTCCGATAGTGTTTTTGGAATTAGTAGTTTTATCTAAAAATGCTTTAATCTGTTTATTTGATATACTGGTTATATGTTTCTGCATATCTGATTGACTTTTAATCATATTACCATCCATATCTTTAATAGCTGATATTGAACTGTCAGCATGTATCTGTGAAGTTATTTCCTTAGTCTTTTTATTTTGAAAACTAAATAAACTTGAAACCCATTCAAAGAATCCTACAACAAAGTTACCTACATCTGTACCCATTTGCTGTGCAACTGGTAAATATGTCTGATAAAATGGTATGATTAACTTTCTTAACATCCATACCATTATAGGTCTTAACAAGAAACCAAAGAAATCACCTATAGGTCTTAACACCATCATGATACCAAAATTAAGTAATTTTTTAATTGCTTGAAACATTGGAGATACATCCAATGCCTTTTTAAAAATACCTATAAGTACACCAGCAGAACCAGCACCTATAAGCATTCCCATCTTATGTTTACCGAAGAATTCTTTAGCACCAGATAGTTTTCCACCTAATCCTTTTTCACCACCCTGCTCCTTAGCTTGAGATTGTGTTTCAATCAAATCAGTACGTTTGTTTCTGTCAGTTCCTGCCTTAGTCCAATCTATATCTTCTGTTTTAGTAACACCTTGTTTTTTTGCAACACTTTCTTCCAATTCTGCAAGTTGCTGTGTGGCATCCCTTAGTCTGTCAGAAGCACTAATATAACCATCTACATGTTTTTCAATTTTTTTAAACACATATCCTAAAGTAACACTTTTTGTCAATAATCCAGTAAACATAGCAAAGGAATCTTTTCCTTGTTTCATCTCTTTTGATAATAATTTCATAGCTTTTACATTTTGAAAATATGATGCCTGCCTTTCCATATTTTGTTTATGTATCTTATCGTGGTCTACTCTTGAACTTTTATTGTTATTTGATACTGTTTTATTATATTTCTCTAAATTCTTGTCTAATTTATCAAAAGCTCTGGTTAATTTCTCTAAAGTCTTATCAAGAGCATCAACATCTACGCCTTCCTGTTGAGACTCATCAATAGCCATATTATTTTATAAATGTTCTAACTTAAAAAGATTTCTTGGTACGATTAGCCTTCATTTGGTTATATTCGTTCTTTTTTTGCTCCATATGTAATCCTATTATACATCTCAAATAATCCATACTCTGACTATCTACTATGGTTTTATCCCAGCCAAACTCTATTGCACAAAAGTAGTAGACGGAATATTTGGATCGTTCTCTATCGGTAATCCTGTAAATGTCTCCACCCAATCCCCTAAATATGTCGCTAAAGGGTAGTCTTTCATGACCTCCTTCATGATTATTGAAGCTTGTTTCTGTTTAATATTTCTTAAAGCCACTGCATCACCTACAGTAAATGGTGCTGTTCTCAACACTTTTAATAATAAATGATTTCTATACTGTGGAATATTTACTTTAGGTTTTGCAACATCTGACAAATCAATGGCATGTGTAAGAATGGCTTCCATTTCACCATATGTTATATCATCCTCATATTCAATAGTTTCTGATTTTCCTTCCCAATCCATTTTAAAAGATTTTAAAGCCATATAAAAGTTAATATTGTCGTTATTAATAAACCTATTGATCTACTGCTTCAACTTTACATGTTTTTACTTGCCATGTAATATCTTCAAATACTGGTTCAACTGGCTCTAAACCTGATACAGTATGTTCACCTATACCTAGTCCAGATGCTGTAATTTTAATATATTTAGGACTTGATGCACCATCAGTGAAAAATAGTTCAAATTCTGGACTACCACCAAATGTTTCTGCATAAGAAGCACCTTTTAATTGTGCTATAACCTTATCAATCATATCATCATTTTTCCATGATGCTCTAAATCTACCTGTAATATCAAGTGATTTCTTTATTGCTGATGCTGTCTGTTGATCACCTAATTGATACAATAGTTCACCATTCTGTGAAAATGTTATATCAACATCTTGTACTTCTGCTATTAATACTCCACCTACTTTTAATGTACCATGTGCAAATGTAAATGGTGTTGAATTTTCAACTCCGTCATCTGAAAAAGCAGATGATGCATTACTTGGTGCATCTTCCTTACCATAAACACATTCTGCTGAACAATTAATAACATCGCCTATTGATGCTGTTATATTTAGACTGTTTAGTATACATCCTTTTAAAGTTCTTATCATATAATCTGTATCTCCGTTGAATCCTATCTCTGTTGTAAAAGACTGACCCACAAAGTCTTTAGAAGCACCGCCTTGGCTTAAACTTCCGTAGACATATGGAGATGATGTTGTACCTGATCCAGATGCTGGTGTATCATAAATAGCCTGAAATATGTCATGTGATGTTGTATTTCCTAAAACAAAACTAAGTCCTAATGTACCAGACTGTTGACCATAAGCAAATGATGATGGTTCAACTTGACCTAATTTACCTAAATTAATTCTATTAGTGGTTAATGTTAGACTAGATACTGCTGTTTTAAGACCAAATGATTTGTTTAATGTACCAGCAGTTCCACCTATTGCTGATTCAAAGGCATAATTGACATATGCATATGCACCAGTTCGTACCATATCGTATATAACTGGACTATATATTTAAAGATTTCTAAGTGGTTTCTTTAATTCTCATAGAAATTGTAACTATATGGTTGAACATATTACGCATATATTGATTTCTTGAATATGAGGCTATTACTCTTAAATCAGTATAATCTGCACCACCCCTAATCTTACTTTTTATAATTCTTATCACTTCTGACACAATATCTGCATGTCTCTCATCATTTTGATATGTTCTTATATCTAAATCTATAGTAACATCATGCCAGTGATCATTTCCATAAAGTCCAAAATACTTGATATTTTCTGCTTTTGGAGTTAAAATGATTTGATCTCGTCTGTCATCTATAAACCCTACAGATCTTCTTTCCCATGCTTTTTGTATATTTGGTACATTGTCAGAAGTCCAATTATCTATTAATAACGGTATTAATATATCAACTGATGTGTAACTTGTACTAGTCATCCTCATCTCCTCCTGTTAACCATTCCCATTCAGGTCTTTCCATTATGAACTACTCCCATATTGGTAATCTTTTGTGTATGGAAAATTATCCCATTTGTCATTATCCCCATAACTACCCTCTGCTGGTCGCATATTCTTTGTCATTTCATCCCAATCAGAATTAGTCATATCTGCTGGTTTTCTTCCAACATACCAGATTTTTCTTGATATTTTGTAAGCTGTAGAATCAATCAAGTCTTTTTTTTGTGATGCAGTAATTGTATCACTTAGATTTGTACCTTTTAATTGATTGTATTCGTTCAATAAATCCTCGTTTGTTTTTCCTTGAAATTTTATTTCTCTAATCCATTGTTTAATTCTTGATATATTTGGCTTTACAGTTTTTGGTAAAATATAATTAGAATATCCCTCTGGTAATTTTTCTTCTGGAAATTGACCAGATTTATCCATTAATGCTGTGTCTGGAGGCTCTTCATAGATATCTTCCTCTGGTCTAAACATTGCCTTCAATCTATCTATTAAGCCTGTTATACTTCCTTCTTGTTCCATATCAACAGATTTTATTGTTTTACCAACATCAATATTTACTTTTTTACCAACTAATTTTGCTGTAAACCCTGCTTTTTTTAATTCATTGACAGTTTTTAATTGTAATGATCTAGCAAATTTTAATTTCATTATGGAATCACAAATATTTCCCTGCGGTTCTCAATACATTTCTCAATGTCCTCTTCCCATTTTCTTTTGGACTCAGATGTGTTTGACATGCCACCAGAGGGAAGTTCATCCATTCTGAAACTTGTGTTTAGTATTTCTATTGCTGTCATTTTAACAACAGCATCTTCAATATCATAAGGAATTACTGTATCTCCTGAATAATCCTCTCCTCCATATCTATAA